CCCGCAAGCCTCATCTTCTCAAAGCGAGCTATGAGTCGTCGTTGTGGTCGGTTGAGACGGAACAGCACGTCATCACCTCCACCTTTAGCCTTGATGTAGACAAGAGAGGCCGCCCAGAAAGGGAAGTCGTGCTTATAGCGCAGACGTACGAACTGCTCGATTACTTTCAGGCGGTCTTCCTGGTACGAGACTTCGTCTCGCAGTACATCGACGTCGCTGATGTCTTCTAAGAACTTTTTTATTGAGCCAGCCTTTTTCAGTTGTTTCACCAGTGGCACCTTGCGCATCGAGACAGGCAGGTGTTGCACCTTGATGGGGAAGTCCTTTAGTTCAAAGACAAACCTCTCCCCTACCGAGTTCTCGCCAGTGATGGGGTTGAACTTGGCGGCGATGGCTGCCAGTCGCGCATCGTTTTCCTTTAATATTTCAGCTAATGCATAATTCATAATGCACGATAATCACACAAGCTAAAGCTTGCGATACATTAACACCAGCGACACGGTGATGCCGAGGGTGAAACAATAGAGGTGGACGGTCGCCGCCATGCTCGGGATGAGGAAGCCGATGGCCACCATGGGGATAGTCCAGGAGAGGTAGTAGCCCTTGCGTGCCACCTTGCAGAAGACGATGCCCATGAGGGCGAAGCAGACGCCTGAGAAACCGACAACAGGTTTCTCGAATGCACAATGCATAATGCATAATGCATAATCAATCATACTCCCCCCTGCCCCCTCTATCTTAGAGGGGGAGCTGGCTAGCGCCATTCCTAAATCAACGGGGATGGTGGTGGCGATGATGAAGGCCAGGAGTAGCTCCCAATCCTCAATATCATAGTAGAATGCTAGTGCTAGCAGGCACCACACGTTGCATAGCGCGTGGAAGAAATTGGCATGGAAGAAGTGGTAGCACAGGTGTCCTGTGATGCCACAACCAGGCTGCAGCACACATTGCTGTGGTGCGTTGAAGAACGCCAATATCAATAACGCGAGACTTAGAACAAGTGTCGCAGTCTTCGTTTGGTGCGTTGATAATACCATTCTTTACGGATTTTACATATTAATACCTTTGCCGAACCGGGGGTGATGTAGAACTTAGGTGCAGGCTGCTCGACCACCTGCGCCACCAGCTGCGAGATTGGCAAGTTAGGTTTTTGCTTGCGAAGCACTATAACCCGGCGATAGATCTCGTTATACATCTGCTGCTTGAGAGGTCTCATCCTTTTCAGTTTGTCCCCCCTCATCATTGAGGACACCACTATTGCAGCCCTTTCGGCGGATACCCAAAATCGCCGTGACGGAGAGTTTGCCACCTTCTCGTAGATGTCAGGCATGCGCACATGGTGAGCCTTGACGATAATCTCATGATAGACTTGCATGAGGTTGTCGTTGCGCTGGTCTTCATACTCATAGCGGCTTCCGTGGGGTTTCATGAGAGTTATCAGTTGTCAGTCTATACAAAAATAATGAATGTGTGTTAAAAGATAAAGATGTGGCAGGGATTGTGGTGGGTAAATTTGCGAATAAAAAATATTATTCAAAGACAAGAATTATGGCGAAAGATGATAATCAAGCAGTTAAGAGCAAGCGCGACAGCTTCTCGGAGCGACTGAAGTCGAAATATCCCGACAGGGAATTTGCCGACGACGAGGCGTTGTTCGGTCAAATTTCCGACGATTACGATGATTACGACAATCAGATAACCGGCTACCAGGAGCGTGAGCAGAAGATTGCCGACATGTTCACCAGCGATCCACGCTCGGCTCACTTCGTCACTACCTGGCGTGACGGTGGCGACCCTGTGGTGGAGTTTGTACGCCGTTTTGGCAGTGATATCAAAGACCGCCTTGACGACCCCGAGTGGCAAGAGCAGCTCGCCGCCGCCAACAAAGACTTTGTGGAGCGTGTCGCCAAAGAGAAAGAGCTGGAGGAGATGTACGAGCAGAACATTGAGCAGACCAAGAAGGTGATGTCGCAGTTCCAGCAGGACTACGGTCTTGACGACAGCCAGCTCGACGAGGTGATGGACTTCTTGAACAAGGTATATACCGACGCTGTTGTGGGCAAGTATGACCGCATGAGCATGGAGATGGCGTTGAATGCCATCAACCACGACACCGACGTTGAGGAGGCTGGTGCCGAGGGTGAGGTACGTGGTAAGAATGCTAAGATTAGCGAGCGTCTACGCACTCGCAAGAAAGGCGACGGCGTGAGCGCGTTGAACGGCAAGAACAATGGTAGTGGTGCTGCGCGCCGTGGTCCTGACATGGGGGCCCTTGATAGATTTGCCAATGGCGACGACATTTGGGAGCGCGGTGGCGAGAAGCGAGTTAAATATAATTCATAATACATAAACACACAAGCTAAAGCTTGCGGTACTTAACACCCCGTGACACGACAGAGATAAATCATTAAAGAATATATAGGTTTTAAGTATTATCGTCATGGCTGTGAGTGTGCTAGTTGGCGCTCACTCAGGCGTGATGATGGCTGCTGCCAGCGACCTGCCCGACGCAGGTAAGACCACTGGTGGTGCCGGTGGCAACATGGCTCCCGACACTCCCGATTCACGAAACGTCACCAATCCCAGTGGTTACCAAGGCCCTGACGGCATTGCCACTGAGACAGGCGGTCGCGCCGATGGCGACCCCGACATGTACAGCGTAGAGGTTGATAAGCGCATCACAAAGATTCGCCCGATGGCGACCCCAATCGACCAGATAAGCCGTTATGCCAAGAGTCAGCCAAGCGATTCGTTTGAGGTTAAGTATTATAGCGTTGGTACACGTCCTATCACCTGCAAGACCACCGCCGCATTGAGCGAACAGAGTGCCGGTGCCAGCGTGTCGTTGACCATTGACGATCCCAACATGTTTACGTTGGACGACACCATAAGAGTTGTTGGTGTCAAGGCAAAATATGACGACAAAGGCGTGGCTTACGATCCTGACGACGAGAACACCCCCGACCTTGTGCTGTGTGTGTGCGGTCGCAACGACTCTACCTCAATGCCAGTAGTATATGCAGTAAATGGCAACAAAGACTCCAACAACCAAACAATTTGGGTCCCCGCAATTCCCAGTGGCACTACATTGGTACGCATGGGCAAGGCTTGCGGTGAGCTTGATGTTCAGACAGGCCGCTTCAACAATATACCCACCGCCGAGATTCAGTACTGCCAAAACTTCATGATCCAGATTGAGCAGAGTACCTTTGATAAGATTGCCAAAAAGGAGGTAGACTGGAACTTCAGCGACCTTGAGGAGGACGGCATCTACGACATGCGCTTAAGCCAGGAGAACACCTACCTCTTTGGTGTAAAGAACATGATCAAGCACGTGACCAAGGACGGCATGGCCACCTGGTTTACCAAGGGCATTTGGTGGATGGCCGGCAAGGACATCGAAGTGGGCGAATGGGACTACGACAAGGAGTGTGCCGTAATCACCGATGACAACCTAGTGGACATCACCAAAGACCTCTTTGTGGGCACCGGCATCGGCAACAAGCGCAAGATTTTGTTCTGTGGTTCGGACATGCTGAGCGCATTCTCTAAGATTAAGAGTGACAAGTTTAGGTTGAAAGATACCGTTGAGGTGTGGAACCTCAAGTTCAAGAGCTGGGATACCGACTTTGGCGAGGTGCTTACCATGCACCACGAGTTGTTTGACGCCAACGGCATGAGTGACTGCGGTTTCGCTCTCGATCCCGAGTACCTGAGCAAACGCACCCACGTGAGCTGGTCTCGCAACGTGCTCGACCTGCAAAAGGCTGGCGTGCGCAATACTGACGCTGTCGTCATCCAGGAGGTAGCTTGCCTGTACCTGCGTTATGCCAAGGCCCATGCACGCATGCGCCTTGCTAAAGCAGCGTAAGAACCCATAAAAGTGCATCGGCAATAGAAACCTAGAGGGCGGGCACAACGCCCGTCCTCTTTTTTAATGCACAATTATTTAATGCACAATGCATAATTAGGCTAACGCCTTGTTTTTAACACACAAACAAATAATATTATGTTAAAGAAATATATAGCGAAGAGCCATGTGTCGATTAATGTCTCGGTCGGCAAAGGCAAAGGTTCTGTGCATGTGAGCTTCTCTCCATTGACTGATGGAGGTAGCGTGTATTATACCGATAGAGAGAAGATACAGAATGCCCTTGAGAAACACCCCAAGTATGGACGTCTGTTTCACCTAGATGAGACCAGTAAGGTTGAGAGCCCCCTTCCCCCTACTCCCCCTGAGTCGGAAACAGGTCAGGTGCCAGGTCCCAAGGTGATAGAGGTGGCGAGCCTGGACGATGCCAAGAACTACCTCGTAGAAAACTTTGGCATTAGCCGCACGAAGCTACGCTCAAAGAAGCAGATTGAGGAGGCAGCAGCGGCTAATGGTATTGAGTTTATTTTCGCTTGATGCATAATCACACAAGCTAAAGCTTGCGGTACTGGACAACACCGGATATGGAATACTTGGTAGAAAATATCATTAAGGAAGTTAAGGTTGCGCTTGACGAGAATGTGGACAGCACGGCCCTTGCCGACATTGGCGACGTTGACACGCTGACCAATGACGAGATTATCGCCAGCAAGGTGGTGGATGCCGCCAGGATAGTGATGGTTAATGCTCCAGTTCATCTGCTAGACAATGGTAAGCCCTTTGGAGAGAGCATAGCCTGGGATGATGAGCGGTGTTGTGGCAAGATACACCTGCCCGATGACTTCCTGCGCCTTGTGAGCTTCAAGATGAGCGACTGGGACATGGCAGTGACGGTTGCCATCACTGAGGATAGCCCTTTGTACCAGATGCAGCGCAGCCGTTTTGCAGGTGTGCGTGGCAACCCTCAGAAGCCAGTGGTTGCGATCACCCAGCAACCCGTGGGTCTTGTTCTCGAGTTCTACTCGTGCTCAAGTTGTGCCGCCACTATTACCAGGGCTAGATATATCCCCATGCCTCGCATTAGGAACCACCGCATAGAGGTGCCTGAGAAGCTGAAAGCTGCGATAGTGTATTACATCGCGTACCTCACTGCGCTGACGACAGGCAACGGTGATGGCGCCACGGCGTGCCTTGCCATAGCCAAGGATCTGGCTGAGCTTGGGGAGAATGGTTAATCAATCGCACAAGCTAAAGCTTGCGTTACAGAACATTGCCATGTGCTGGATAATTAAGATAATAAGAAAGATAAAAGCTTTTTTTAAAGAGTTAATCATGAGTGAGACGATAACAAAAGCCAGGAGAAATGACTGGTTTGAGGGTGACGTAACAGTGAACCACAACCTGACGGTGGGTGGTAGTCTGCGTGCCAAGCGCATCAAACAGCCACTGCTGGGGCTATTCTCCAGTGGTGAGAGCCTTGCTAGCCAGTGGCCCGAGCCAGTGGTTGGCATGTGGGCTATTGTAGGCAGAACGAGTCCTTTCATTATTTGGCGCTGCGATGAAGATGGCGTGTGGACCAACACCGGCATTGTGAGTTCAGGCTTTGATGGCGTCGAGGTATTAGACCTAGATGCAAGTCATGTACTTTACAGCAACAATAATGTGAGCTATGAAGGCAAGACCAACCTCAAGGAGGTCCTTGACATGCTGATAAGCATCACTCCGAAGTTCCAAAGTGCCAACTGGCTAGAAGACGAAGAAGGCTGGATAAGCGGTCGCCCCGAGACCCGCAAGCCTACCCGTTACACCAGCATGGTCAATGCCATCAACGAGAACCGTCTTATCAAGCTCTTTGGCAACACGGCTACCAGCGCCAGTGTGGAGCAGTATGACGACACTGGTGAGATGACCTTGACCTTTATTGTCACCGACAGCAGTGGTGTGACAAAGACGCTGGTGTATATAGTGCATTACACCACAGGCGCCGAGTATTGCACTGTTCAGAAGATAGAGTTGCCATTGCCTAGCTATGACGCCTCGTGGATAAAGAGCAGTGGCAGTGGTACACAAGAAGACTACTATGCTTTAAACGATGCCATAGCCCTGGGGCTGCCTATCAGGATTAGATCTTATAATGGAGTTGGGCAGATGCCAGGTTATTACACAGCCATTGGCGCCACAGTAGATAATGGCGATCGCATCCACCTGACATTTATTGTGGGTATTGAGATGGTGACTTATACCGTGCAATGGGACACCGACCACGCCGTGTCACAGCGCGAGGTAAAAACAATAGCTTTTAGTGATTAATCTGAAAAAAATATAAGAAATGAATATTAGAAAACCCTATTACAGAGAGTTCCGCAGGCGATTTTATGAGACCCTGGGAGATAAAGGCGATAGCATACTGCGCTATCGCGGTGCCGACAACAAGGAGCACTATATTGCTAGTGGTAACAGCCCTGACGTGAAGCCCGGAGGTGGCATGGTTGAGACTACTTGGCAAGAACTTAAAGACAAACGTGATGCTGGCAAATTAATTCCTGGCTCTCTTTATCGTATTACAGATTATCAATGTACTACTACTCAAGAGAATACTCGCAGTGCAGGTCATCAGTTTGATATTGTGTTACTTGCTTTAAGTGAGCACAAGTTAGCAGAAGAAGGTTGGGCGATGATGCATGAAAACATCTATGATGTGAAGTTTAGTGATGGTCGCAAAAAGTGCTATATAGCTAAAGACACTTATTATTCAGAAGAAGACGAGGGTGAAGTTAGAAACATAGTAGACCTTGAAACCGGATTGGGTGTAAGGGCATACGTAGAATATCTAGAAATAGATGAAGAAAACAAAGAAGCACATTACCCCTTCAACATCGTATGTCTTAGTGTAGAAGACCTTCAATATAACTACTTCCAAAAGTCAAATCTATCAGCTTGGAAAGTTTGGTACTGCTTGGATAATGATAAGAGTAGATTTGCTTGGGCAGACCCCGTGAACGGAAAGGGTGTTATCTATCGCATGATTGATGAGTGGGGCAACGACTGTCCTTATGACTTCAAAAACATCCAGTTTAAGCGTTGGAAAGTCACCAATGCCGATGATGAGTCATTTGTATTCAGTGACGAGAACCCTCACTACTTCGGCATCTATGACACCGAGAATGAGGAGCTTATAGCCCCCATGGGCGTTAATGCCGAGCTGGACGATGTTGACGACTGGCGGTGGTGCTACACCTTTGACGGCTACAACGCCGACAAGGGCGAGCAGTACGATTTCTCGACACACCGCAACAAAGCTACTGACGAGGCAATTCAGTGGGCAATAGAAGAATATAATGGGGGCGGATTGCAAGATGTGTGCAGCGACAATGTGATAGAGTGCTATGCCAACGCTGATGTTGGAG